ACTGATGATAACTATACAATCGAACTTGCAGTAGCTGGTTTTAATGAGGACGAAATTGAAATAGTCCACGAACCAGAACAAGGTCGTTTGGTTGTTAAAGGATCTAATGATCGTGAAGGTGTTGATTACCTACATCAAGGAATTGCATCAAGGACTTTTAATAGGTCTTGGAATGTATCCGATACTATTGTTGTAAATGGTGCGGATTTGTCCGATGGGATTCTTAGAATCGAATTGGAAAATGTGGTTCCTGATGAAAAGAAACCAAAAGTTATTTCAATTGGTAAAGGTGGGAAAATTGCAAAAAGTAAAAAAGAATTACTCACCGAATAAGTTGAAAGTATAATCGAGTGGGGTAGGGGAAATCTCTACCCCATTTTTATGTGGAGAGAATGTGGAAAAGTTTTATACAAATATACACAACATAGGAAGTAAAATCTTAGTACGGACTATCGAGGATGGTGAACGGATTCAGTTTGAGGAAGAATTCAATCCCACACTTTTTATAAGGACTGATCAACCGACCAAATTTAGGACACTCGATGGTGTTGCCGTAGACTCTATAAAACCTGGAACTATTAAGGATTGTCATGAATTTATCAATACATACAAAGGTACTGATTTTCCTGTTTATGGCTATAGAGAATGGACACATCAGTATATAAGTAAGGAATTTGAGGACTGTGAATGGGATATAGAGAAAATACGAGTATGTACACTTGATATTGAAACGGAATCTGAAAATGGGTTTCCAGATACGAAAGAAGCCAATGAACGAGTAAATGTGATCACATTGAAGGATAGTTTGACTAATCAAATCTATTCCTTTGGATTGGGAAAACACAGAGTAACGAAGGATAATGTCAAGTATTTGGAGTGTGAGACTGAAAAGGAATTATTAGAAAAATTCCATGAATTGTTTAGGGTATTGAAACCTGATGTGGTAACGGGATGGAATGTCAAGTTTTTTGATATGGCTTATCTCATTCGGAGAATGGAAAATCTGTTTGGGAAACCATTTACTCGAAAATTGTCACCATTTGGTTTCATGAAAGAAAAGAACATAAAAGTTCATGGTCGAGAACAACTTGCATATATCGTTTTTGGAGTTGTAACTTTAGATTACATGGATTTGTATAAGAAGTATACCTACACTCAACAAGAAAAATATACATTGGATCATATTGCATTTACTGAATTGGGTGATCGGAAATTGTCATACGATGGTACTATGAAGGATCATTATACCAACGATTTTGATAATTGGGTAGCTTATAATATACAAGATGTCGAACTTGTTGATCGGTTGGATGATAAGTTGAAACTTATAGAATTGATATGTCAAATGTCATATGATGCGGGAATCAACTATGAGGAAGCATTCTCACAAGTTAGGACATGGGATGCATTGATATTCAATCATCTACGGAAAAGGAATATAGTGATTCCACCGTTGAATGAAACTATCAAATCTGAAAAATATCCTGGTGGGTATGTAAAGGATATCCCAGAGAAGGGTATTTCTGCGGATTGGATTGTATCGTTTGATTTGAATAGTCTATACCCACATTTGATTATGCAGTACAATATATCACCAGAAACACTGAGAGAGGATTTACCACAATTTACTACCCAATCGGATCATCCAGTTACTGAGATGTTGGATGGGGTTCTGTTACCTGATTTGGATAAACACGATGATATCGTCATGGCTGCATCTGGATATATGTTCAGTGGGAAAGTCAGAGGATTTCTACCAGAATTGATGGAGAAGATGTATGATGAAAGGGTAGATGCAAAAGACAAGATGATGGAGTCCATCAAGAACAATAGGACTCAAGATATTGCAAAGTTCAATACGATACAGATGGCTCGTAAAATTGCACTCAATAGTGCATATGGTGCATTAGGAAACCAGTATTTCCGATATTTTGATCTGAGGTTGTGTACATCGATTACTCTATCGGGACAACTTTCCATCCAATGGATTGAACGGAAGATAAATAAATATTTGAATGGGTTACTTGACACAGAGGACAAGGATTATGTAGTTGCAGTTGATACTGATGCAGTATATGTTACATTGGGTGATTTAGTATCTAAATTGTTTGATGATGACACGGAATCAAATGTGATAATTGATTTCTTGGATAAAGCTTGTAGGGATAAGATAGAACCTTACATCGATGAGTGTTTTGAAGAACTTGCAGATTATATGAATGCATACCAACAAAAAATGATTATGAAACGGGAGGTGATTGCAGAAAAGGGTGTATGGACTGCAAAGAAACGTTATGTATTGAATGTATGGGATAATGAAGGGGTTAGGTATGAGGAACCTAAGATAAAAATAATGGGGATTGAAGCTGTTCGGAGTTCGACTCCTGCAACTTGTAGGGAGAAGATTTTGGATAGTATGTCGATCATTATGAATGGTACAGAGGACGAACTTATGGAGTATGTATCTGAGTTCAGAGAGGAATGGAAGGATCTTGCAGTAGAGGATATTGCATTTCCACGATCAGTGAATGGTCTGTCTAAATATTTTTGTCCGAAGGATGGGTATCAAAAGGGTACACCGATTCAAGTAAAGGGTTGTTTGATATACAATCGGTTACTGAAAAGGGATAAACTTGTGGATTATCCAATTATACGAGATGGGGAAAAGATACGATTTACCTATTTGAAAGAACCAAATCCAGTTGGGGATAAGGTTATAGGTATGCTCACAGAACTTCCTACAGAATTTGGATTGAAGAAGTATATAGACTACGATCTTCAATTCGAGAAAGCATATTTAGATCCACTCAAGTCCGTTTTGAGCGTGATTGGTTGGAATTATGAGAAACAAACATCATTAGAAGATTTTTTTGTATGAGGTGGAAAAAATGAGAGTGCATGAATTGGCAAAAGAGTATAAGGTTACTTCAAAGGAAATTATTGAAACTTTGAAGGCAAATGGGGAAGAAGTAAAAAGTCATTTGAGTGGTTTGACGACTGACCAGATAACTAAATTGGGATATATCATGCAGTCGGGTGATACCATAGTCGAAAAGGAATATAAGGAAGAACTTGCAGAAGATGACGATTACGACGAAAAAGGCCCAATCGATTTCGATGAACAAGTTGCAGAGGAAAACGGTACTGAACTGAGTATGGAACCTGAAAAAGATGATTGGACTTTAGGTTCTGGGGATGTGGTTGTTGAAGGGGATAAGATTGGTATTGATCCCGAAAAAATTCAAGAGGCAGTTAAAAGTAATGTAAAGGCTGCAGCCGATGCAAGGGAAAAATATGCAGAAACGGTTGATGCAATAACAAAAGATCCAGAGGGTTGGGCGAATTTAAATGTAACAGAGGATTGGGATCCTGATAAAAATGATGGACAACCCGATGATGAGGAAGGAACTGATTCTGAATTGAGTTTTGGTCAAAAGGCCTTTGCAAAGGCAAAAGCAGAAGAAACTCCAGTAGATGAAATTGCAGAGGTAATAGTCGAAAAACCCAAAGGTGTTTGGGGTTGGTTTATAGGGTTGTTTTCATAAGGAGAGGTAAAAATGGATGAATTTCTTGACACTCTAGTCAAAAATTTGGGAGATGAACATACCACTATAGTTGCAGATAAGAAGTCGTCGGCAGAATTTAGTGGAACGATAGATACGGGTTCATATGTATTGAATGCCGTACTATCGGGTAGTTTGTTTGGCGGAGTTCCTAATAATAAGATAACTGTATTTGCGGGTGAAACTGCAACAGGAAAAACGTTTTTTGTCTTGGGTGTTATTGATCAATTTTTGAAGGACAATCCGAAAGGTGGTGTGATATATTTCGATACGGAAAGTGCTGTTACAGATGAGATGATGCAAGTTAGGGGGATTGACACTACGAGAGTAGTAAAATCTGAACCTGATACCATCCAGAAATTCAGACATACGGCACTTTCTGTTATTGATAATTATCTTGAACAAGATGAAGATGTCCGTAGACCATTTATGATGGTGTTGGATAGTCTTGGTCAGTTGTCGTCAACGAAGGAAATTGAAGATACTGCAAAGGGTGAAGAAACCAGAGACATGACAAAGGCACAAGTACTGAAGGCAACATTTAGGGTACTGAATTTGAAACTTGCAAAGGCTGGAATACCTTTGTTGGTCTGTAATCATGTCTATGATGTGGTAGGTTCATATATACCACAAAAAGAGATGTCTGGTGGTTCTGGTTTGAAATACTCTGCATCAACTATACTGAATTTGACCAAACGAAAGGAACGGGTAGATACAGAAGTAATCGGTAATATTATCAAGTGCAGGACAGAAAAAAGTCGATTGTCAAAGGAGAATAAGGTAGTCGAGGTATTATTGACATATGAACGTGGACTTGATAGGTATTATGGACTTGTGGATTTGGGTGTGGATGCTGGATTATTCAAAAAGGTTGCGACCCGTATTGAACTTCCAGATGGAACAAAACAGTATGCAAAAACCATATATGCACATCCAGAGAAATATTTTACAGAAGAACTATTGGGGAAAATGGAAGAATATGCAAAAAAGGAATATCAATATGGATTAGGTAAGGATGATATAGCGAGTGATGAGGTAGTGGATGAGTCAGAGAAAATAGTAGAAAAACTAGATCCAATCGAGTCAGAGGACGAATAGTGAATAGGATTGAAAGTGCAATATTGAGTAATTTGATACAAGATGAAGAATATCTTAGGAAAACATTCCCGTTTTTGGAGAGTGCATATTTCCAAGATTACAATGAACGGTTGTTGTTTGGTTTGATGAAAGATTATATCGACGAATATAAAACAAATCCGTCGAAGGATGAACTTAGTACGATGTTGTCTAATTCGGACAACATCACAGAGGAAAATTACGATACAATTGATACCATGATAACCAATCTGAATGGGTCTTATAAATTGGATTGGATTGTGGATGAAACTGAAAAGTTTTGTCAAAAACAAGCTGTGTATAATGCAATTATGGATTCGATCAAAATAATTGATGATAAAACGGATGATGTTAGGGGTGAGAATGATATACCTGGAATATTGACTGATGCATTATCGGTTACGTTTGATCCAAATATAGGACACGATTTCTTTGATGATAGTGATCAACGATTT